AGGTGAATTGATACTACCTTTATGAATACACGTAAGGCATCGTTCCTCACCAAAAACCTTTTGGAACTCTTTGCATGTATGTACCCCAGTTTTGCATCCGTTGGCTTTTTGCTCTGTGGAATAAGGGTCATAGTCATCATGCTGGCGTGACATTAAATGAATAGCTTTATCACGGTCTTCGCAGTATTGAGGAACCGACAACGCAGAACGCCACATGGGTTCTGACATTTCATTTTGGTGCGTGTACGCATAAACTAATTGGTGGCAGCCGTTTCCTTTTAGGCTGAGCTTCATAATGCGCGAGAAGTTAGCAACAACACCTTTAGCTAAACGCTCAGTAATATCATCTTCTTCTTTAACCCCGAACGAATAAACTCCGGACGAACCTTCAAAGTTAATAGCGGTTTTTAACGCTGAGAACGCTATAGCCTCAGCAAACTCGATCACCTTTACTTCTTTCTTGTTAGTAGGTGACTTGTAATTAAATGTATCTGGCACCCGTAGGATTCTTGCTGCATCTGCAGTTACGCTAGGGTCTGCTTTCAAACCATGCAGTACGCAGGTTTGTTTTAAATGATCTGCGACTGGTTTCCAGTCGTTGTATGAAATCTCTTCGGTTAACACCCAATAGCAGTGCAAGCCATTACCTGAGTCTACGACAGTAGGGAAAGAAAGACCTAACTCACTGCAAAATCTTTCGAGTTCACTTAAACCTGTCTCTTTATCTAAATAGTCTTTCTTCGGGCCACAATCTATATCGAGCCAAAACGACTTAAAATACTTGGCGTTCGTAGCAAGTCTGTTTTCATTAGTTCGAAACTTAGTGCATCCAAAATATATGTCGTACTCTTGAGCCGCTAACGTGCCGCAGTATGAGACTGCATCATCGAGATTATCGAAAAACCTAGACTGGGGTTGACCTCTTTTTAAGCCAAGTATGCAGTAATAACCCTGCTTGGCAGTGACGTGTTCTAAGAAATCGCGCTTATCCATAACCAACCCAAAATAAAGGGGTAAAAAAGGGCGGTACTAAGACCGCCCCGCTTAATCAAAAAAGGGAGAGTATCTTAATCGTCCCACTCTCCCAGTAAGCTATCAATATCGGCTGGTGCAGCTACTGCCTCTGCTTTTTTAGCTGTGACTGCTTTCTTAGGTTCAGCCGGCGCTTCTTCCTTAACAAACTCAACTACGTCTTCATCTTTAGCTTTAGCTGCACTTGGTCTAGTTACTGCGGTTTGTACTTTCGGTGCATCTGCTAAATCAATTGATGCAGGGTCAAAACTAATAGCATTAATTGCTTCAATGGTTTTACCTTTCTCTTTAGCAAAGTAGTATTCTTCTTCTGTTAAAGGTCGTACTGCACGGAAAGTAATTTTTGGGGTAGATGAGCTAGTATCAAATCTAGCTTCTGTTACTACACCTGTCACCTGCACGCCATTCGCTTTCAAGAACTGAGCGTACGCTGTCAAAGGTAATTTGCCATTTTCGCCTGTACCAAATAGTGATTGGGCTGGTATAACTAGCTGGTATACGCTTGCTTCGTCACTTAAATCGTTTTCTAAAACAACAGCAAGCCTACGGCTATAACGGCAAGCACGAGCTCCATTAGCGCCAGAACCAGCAATATTTTGCGGGCATGCCGCGCATGTTGATGCTTGAGGATTTTTGATGGAAGCATCAGGTTTATCTCCGTTTAAGCTAGTGCAGTCTGGGCGAAGTGCTTCACCCTCTACAAAAGTTTTACCATAAAACGTACGGCTGTTGTTAGGCGCAGCTGCAACGATAATCATATTCATCGCACGGTCTTCGTTCTGTGCTACTTCTTTACCGCTAACAATCATGCGCCATACAGAACCCCTAACTGAAATGCGTTTGTATGTAGACGAACCGCCTGCTAATGCACTGGTTGCATCATCTTGATCGTTACGCAAATAAGCTGGAACACTAGCACCGTTTGAAAATAAAGCTAATTGACTCATAAGTATTCTCCGTAAATTTCTGAAGTTTCTGTTTCTGTTTCTGTTTCTGGTTGGGTGGTAGCGCTACGTGCTTCTAAGAAGGTGTCTACTTGTTCCTTAGAAAACCTAATGTGTCTACTACCCAGTCTTGTGCATTCCAGCTCGCCTGAACGAGTGTATCTGCGTATGGTTTCTACACTAACTTGTAAAAAGTTAGCCAGCTGCTCTGCTGTTAATAATTGCTCGGTCATCGTGCTCTCACTACTCTTATTGTGTATCGACTATCGGAGTTAAGCCCCTTTGGAACTTCTCCCTCGTTATCTGCCAAAAAGGTTTTTAAATTGCCTTGATGGATTCTTTGTTCAAGCAAATTAATCGCATTATGCTCTCTAATAAAGTCATACATAGACGACCAATCAGATGTCCAATACCGAGTGGTAACAGACCTAGATATAGTACCAGCAGATGTTTTCATACCATCCACACCTGTATCGCGACACATATCCAGTAACTTATTAGTTACGAGTTCTAATTGCTCCTTTAATCTATTGTCCTCTTTTTCATACTCCTGTTGCAACAAAGATCGTTTGTCCCGTATCTTCACATACGTCGCTACTAGCTTATCTGCTGTAATTTCAGCCATGACTATCTCCTATAACTAAACACCACTTATACCGTGCGGGAACCGTACTACATATACTAACACAACTTAATACTACTTATCGACTTCTTCGTCTAGCATAGCGTCAAATAACGCATCTATAAAAGTAACAAACAGCGCTACCAAAGCCGCCACCCCAACTAACATAACCCCAAAAAATCTTAACACATGCATACGCCCTCCTGATTAAACCATCAAGTGAATACCACTACGACCACGTTTCCGCACTCCAACCTGTCCTTCTATTTACAGGTAGTGGTATTCCTTCATAGTGCTTGTCTTTCTAAGCTGTCATGATAGAGGCAGGTGCTGTGTCCTTCCTGCATGATCCAGATATGTCGCACTACCCTAGTGTTGCCACCGATAGATTAACTTCAGCGTGTGTAGCGTCCTACACTCTCTCGATTGACGCTTGCGTATCAGCCTACGCATTAACCATCACGGCTGGCGACCATTCCGGTGCTGATCGACTCTCATGGTGTTCGTCTAGCTTACTAACCAATTCCTAGTGTCCGGTGCTTACGTTGTCTATAATCGCCATGCGTGATGGTGCTGGCCTTTAACATCGCCAGCGCGGATGTGATTATGCTCGGAATTGCTAAACCAACATAACCAAACACCAATCTTTGCCCAGAGGGTCTTTACTGCTCACCTTTTAACTCGCAGGATGAGGACTGCGTGGTGTTATTTTCAAGCTCAAGAACACTAATAGTCTGATGGCTACTAGACAGAATCTCAGTAGTCGAGCCACATCGTTCACCGTTATAGCTGGTTACGTTATCCAGCAGTTAATTCTCTGACAAATTAACTCGTAAATACAACCGCCATCGTGTGCATGGAAATCATTTAAAAAACCATACGAGGAGCAAGTTCACTATGTAAGACTTGGATAGCTTTGTATTCTCGGATTTTGTAGGCCAATAACCGATAACCGCCTGATAACACCCACAGGGTTAAAGCTCTAAAATATCTTTGTATAAGTCCATAATAGAATCCAACATTTTACCTTTCTGTTCAAGGGCTTTATAGAATCTTTCTTCAACCGGACTACCTGTTAAATGCACAACTGTGCACGGTGCATCTTGTCCTGCCCTATGGATCCTATCGTTAGCTTGAATATATGTTTCGTAGCTCGTTGTAGGATTCCACCAAACAATTGTATTGGCTGCCGTTAATGTTACGCCATGACTGGCGCTTCGTGGCTGAATTATCAATACCCTTGGGTCAGGTGTAGTCTGGAACCTGTCAAAAATATCTGTTCGTTTTGATACAGGCACTTTACCGTTAATGTTGTCTACTGTCAAGCCCTTTTTTGTTAAGTAGTCATTTATCATATCAATATTGTGTCTAAACGTAGCAAACACAATAACTTTCTTGCTAGACTCTTCGATAATTTCCTCAAGCACACTTAGCCTGCTGCTACAGTCAAACTCAATAACCTCTTTGTTATCCGCATAGACTGTGCCTGATGCAATTTGCAGGAGCTTGCCCAGATTAACCGCGGCATTAACCGCGCTAATATCTTCCCCAGCTGCTTGGATTAACATCTCTTCTTTCAGTAATTTGTAGTATTTCTTTTGCTGTGCTGTCATAGGCACATCACGCGTAATGTATGTGCGTGGTGGTAAATCTAAGCACTCTTCTTTCGTGAACCTAATCGCAGGTTGTAGTAGCTTATGCACATAGGCATTTGCCCCCGGCTTCGGGGTGTATTTAAACTGCGTGATCTTGTACATAACCTCATCACGAAAGGCATTGAAGTACTTAGGCACTGAGTTAGGGTTCATCAACTTGGCCAGTCCATATGCATCAAGTGGTGATTGAGACGCAGGGGATCCTGTTAAACCCCAAAGCCATGTATTAGCTGTTATGAGTGTATTCATCACTTTCCAGCGGGTAGTCTGGGGATTTTTATAGGCGTTGTACTCATCTATGATAATTAGGTCAAAGCCGCCCTTAGCAATAGTATCAGCAACGGTTTCTACCCCATCAAAGTTAATCACTACAATATCTGCTCCACTATTGATAATATCAATGCGCTTTGTTTTTGCCCCGTGCGCCACATCTACAGTTCTATGCATAACACTCTTAAACGCATCGCCACGCCATGCGGAACTCATAATAGATAGTGGGCAAACCACAAGAATGCGGTTAATAATTCCATGTGTCATTAAGTAATCAGCAGCCCACAGGACACTACTTGTTTTGCCGCTGCCCATTTCGTTGAAACAATACGCGCGTTTATGTAACGTAAGAAACCCAGCTGTTTCCCGTTGGTGGTCATAGGGTTTATACAGCCCATGCCAA